GCTTCTGCACGATCTACGTGCAGTACTCGATATGGAAAGTGTGCGGCAAGATCAGTACGCATCTCTGAGAGTGTATCAAAGATTAACTTCCAATCGAGATCTGATTTGTCTCGATTGCTCTTACGCATACCCTTATAGAACTCGAAGAATTCCTTGCGCCAGTACTTACGACCATCACAACAGATGACCAACTCTCCGTAATCTTTACCATACTTCTTCTTGTATGATTTAAGAGTGGACAATGTCACATGACGAATAAGATTCTTTACCTCTGCTTCACTACCTTTCAACTCACGCTGGAAAGTAAGGATGGCTGCAAGTGCCACCTGACTATAATCAACTAATATCATAATGTATCTTTCTTTAAACACTTACCAATTTCAGGAAACCATAAAACATCTATATCACTATTATTAAATGTGTTGATGGCATCTTCTTGAGTTTCAACTAAAGGTTCACCTGCCATATTAAAACTGGTATTTAATAAAATACCACATCCTGTTTTCTTTTTAAATAATTCTAATACTAAGCCAATAGTGCGATGACTAGTGGTAGTCTGAACCCTACAAGAATTATCAACATGAACTACTCCAGGAATTAAATCTGGATTTTTAACTTTGAATGACATAGTCATATGAGCAGATTTTTCTAACCCTAGTGTATAAAAATACTGCTCAAAATCTTCTTCCAATACTGTTGCTGCAAATGGTCTGTACCATTCTCTCTTTTTTATTTTATTAACTATATCTTTTGCATTGGGGTTTCTAGCATCAAATAATATTGAACGATTACCCAACGCTCTTTGTCCACCTTCTGCAAAACCAGAAAAAATAGCAACAGTCTTTTGTTGCTCTAATAAATTGATCACATCGTCAAGTAGACAAACTTCTCCAACATCTTTTAGTTTAGATGATACTCCGTGGATAAATGGAGTCTTAACTCCATACATTATATGGCTTCCGCTATGAAGTCTAGACTGATACATTGCAGCACCAATACTATTTCCACTATCATCAGCCATCGGTTCAAAGTAGAAATTTACATCTGGTAAATTTTCTACATAAAAAGAATTTGCAACAACATTTAATGCATAACCACCAGTAATACAAACATCTTTGATCCCTGTTTTATTAACCCAATACTTAATCATTTCTAAAACATATTCTTGAGTCTGTTTTTGAACTTGGTATGCATGATTAGCATAAAACTCGTAGTCTATTTCTGGAACATCACTGACTACCTTCCCAATATGATCTCGCATTAATGTAGTAGTTTGATCTGGTGTCACAAAATAGTCATGAACAAAAAGTGTATCATTAGGTCTTCCATCAACAAAGAATTGTTTATATGGGGTATCTTTACCGTATGCAGCAAGACCCATAGTTTTACCATTCTCCAATGGATTTTGACCAATTAATGTAGTGGCAGTTTCATAAACTTTAACAACACTCATATAACTATCTGCTGTCGTAGAGTGCTTTAGAGTTTCTGAGTCAGCGTCTGCTCCTCTATTAAATACCCAATAATTTTTATGTAGTGTTTTAAACTCGTAAGGATACTCTACTTGATAAACAGTCTCTGCTTCTCGCATAACATTATTAATAACAGAACCATTTCTATCGATAACAAATACTAATGCTTTACCAAAATCGCTATTGTAAAACGCAAGACTTGCATGACATAAATGATGCTGGTCTGACATATCAATAATTGGACATGCAAATTTCTTTTGCAGGATTGCCTTGAACATAGCATCTTGTGTAGAAACAGTTGGTGTTGTATAAACAATTTTATTGATTTTCCCATATACATGTTCAATCGCTTTCCATGGAAGTTTATCTCGTTTAATACGAGAGTATCGTTCTTCCTTAAGAAAACATTCTAGTTTACCATCGTTAACGATGGCAATACTGGAATCATGCGCAGGGCTAATACCCAAAATTCTCATTAAAATGCTCCCAGCAAAATACATTCTTCATTGACACGACCATTCGGTACAGTTACCGTAGTGGTCAATGGTTTCATAGCACCATTCAATGGTCGCTTACCCAATGTCAATCCCTTAAAGAATACATCTGGCTTACGCAACATCTGTGTTTTGGATTCTTTCACATCGAATCCGATAATTGTCGTACCCTTAACTGTAAGCACATCATTGATTGCTTTGTAAACAGTTACCTTACGATACTTGGTGTTGTATACCCATACTTCAGACGATCCAACAATAGTCTCTGGTTTGATTGATTTAAGATTCAAGTCAGCAAACTCTTTCATATACTTCATCTTGGCAACCACTTTACTTGGTGGTTGTGCCTTGCGCTTGCGTGGAGCACGATTTGCTTTTGCAGTCTGTACTTGCTGACTACAATCAGCAATGATGCCTTCCAAGAACTCAGCAAACTTCTTTAACTCTCGTTTTGTGAAGTTGGAATATCCTTCGATAAGTTGTTCGTCATCACCTTGGATGGCTTCACGAATTTCTTCCAACTGTCCAACATAGAACTCTGCGATTCGTTTTGCAATTGGTGCTGCCACTTCATTTGATAGTAGATAGTTCTTTGTCGAGAAGTCAGACTTCTTCGTTTGGGTAAACTCATCAATTGCTCCATCTATTTCTGCAGCAAGGTCATGTGCTTTCTCTTCCATTCGCTGTTGAATGGAGATGACATTGGTAGGTAGTTTTTCGACTTCAACTTGTTCAACAATTTTCTTTGCATCCTCTAGCAATTCTTTTAACTTGTTTGTAAAGAATGGACTAACATTACTCAGTTGTTTCAAGTCCGTCTGCTCATTTGACATGAGACGACATAGTGAACCAAATGTGGTAAATTTGTAGTCAGGGAGTTTCTTAAGTTGTTTAGCAATCTTTGGTTCCTTCTTTGTGAAGAAATCAATTGTAAACATCTTCTGTTCTTTCGCACCAGTGTTGACAGAGTAGTATGTCAACGCACGACTCAGACTGGTCGTAAAGTCCAGTTGGTCGAGTGTTGGTTCGAACTTCTTTTGTGACAAAAAGATTGCTTGGTTTTTTGCACGACGCTTTGCAGTATTCACAGCCATAGGTTTGTAACCTCCATAATATAATATCTATTATACCGCAATTCGCAATTAAAGACAAGCACTATTTTGAAGTAATTTTCTCGTATAGTTCCACGAAGTCCTCGTGGTCTGCAACCTCTTGGGCGAGATTCTGCTTGTGATATGTCTTTGCAATCTTGGAAATAACTTTCTTGGGAATTTGCAATGTATCAGATTGTTCTTTAACGATCTCACGAATTAGATCTCGTTCTGCCTCAGTACGAATCATTGAGTTGCTAATCTCTTGAATAGCATCTTGTAAAGTTTTCTTCTGTTCAGGTGTTAATGCGTAATTCATTTCTTGCTCCCAAATGATACTCCATTAGTTCCACCAATTACACCACCAAGAATGACTGTTGCCACCCATGTTTCAAATGTAACTGGAATCGCCAATGCAGGGAATAATGTATTCAGTGACCAAATAGTTGCTAGTGGAAATAAAACTAACAACACCAATATTGCTATAAATACGAATAAAATTTTCATAGATCAAAACTCACTTTAGTTACGGAGTCCCATCGAAAGGATCTCCACTCGGATTTTTCTGTATCGAAGACACGAACTGCGGAACCAGAATCCTTGGCACTTGTCCCTTCGGTTTTGGGATGTTTGTCTGTTGGAATTCGTCCTTCACAGAGAGTACATCGCATATCTCTAAGTGTACCATCTTTTTTGGTAAAAGTAACGCACAAGTCTTTGATGTTTTCATCGTGTAGTACTCCAAGAGTCCATGTTTTAAATTCCTCAAACTCTTTATCCGTTTTGAATACTGTTTGCATTATCAATTTCCTTTTTCAAATCTTCAATAATTGGACCAAAAAATGTTATGAATTCTTTGGTATCATAAAATGTAGTGTGACCATTATCTGTTAGGATCTTTCCATCTTCTTTATATGAAGTCTGTTTGATTGTAAACTCCACCAAATCATACG